GCCTGGTGGCGCTCTCATCTGACAACATACATAATGCGAACTAGAAACCGTTCCAATTACCTTGTGATTGGTACTAGCGGTCCCTTCGTGGCGAAGGTGTATACTCCGTTTACTAATTTAATTAGTACGCAGAACAACACCAACACACGTGGGCCACTAGTATCACAATACCATGAGGAGTCCATTGTCGATGATCCATCTAAGGGTCGTCGTTTTAAAGCAGTCCGTCATGATCGTCGTATTATAACGCGAGGTGCGTTAGACTATGACGAGTTTACGGAAGCGAACACGCGGTACACTACCACGGGTCCGAACGCTCATTGGGAGGCATGGGGATACTACGGTGATATAATTCACTCGCATATCGCCATCGATTGGAATGAAACGGATGAAGCACTGATCCGGAGAGCATTGGACAGGTTCCACACGACTACGGAGGTTGACACCTTCCTAAATCTTGTGGAGAGCCCTGAACTTGTTACCGGACTGCAATCGCTGTACAAGAACGTTAATGCTCCTATTATTGGGGCAACGGCGATAGCAAAGCAAAGGAAGGATATGTTTAAATATCTTCCTGGGCTAGAGTTCTTTCGGAAAAATCCGAGGGAATTCTGGAAACGCATGAGAAAAACTACTAAGTTTATCTCCGGCGGTTACTTGTATCATTCGTTTGGAGTTGCCCCCCTAGTCTCCGATATGCGCAAGCTCTCCAAATCCGTCGGACGCTTCAAGCGTCAGATTGAAGAGGGAGCAAAACGCTCGGGTGAACAGTTTACTGTTCACGTGAAAACAACCGGGAAATTCAGGCAGACATTAAAGCCTGGAATCACTGGTTTGTTACCAACAGCCTATGGGAGTGATCCGTCACAGTATGTCGGTCATTGGCATGCGGTAGTTGATCCGCAGCAAGAACCGACCAAGATTGTGACAATAACGGGAACACGCTCTTTGAGGTTTGATATGCCGATCTTTAAAAAGCTCGACTATCTCCTTAATCGTTTCGGGTCCGGTGGACCCGCCAGCTACGCATGGGAGAGAATTCCATTCTCTTTTGTCGTAGATTGGTTCGTTGATCTGTCCTCGGTCATTCACTCAATAGATAGCGCCCTTACGGGTTCATCTAAAAAAGTGACTGACGCTTGTATAAGTACTAAATGGGCTTGCAATGTTGCGAGTGTTTTACACCCGTACGCTGCTAATGTCACAAGTATCTATACAGGTAAGGGGACATCGTTAAGTGAGTTGTCTTCCTACACCAGAACACCGTTCACCCCGACTATAACAGTCGGTCTGAGTGGGAGGTTTGGAAAGAAGCAGGGCAGCCTTACGGCTGCTTTGCTCGCACAAATGTGCGCGAACCTACGTCGGAAACGATAGTACAGTACATCACATATATGACATCTGATATCACGGTTAGTACATTGGCGTTTAAGCTTGTCTACTCCGATAAAACGGGTAGCTTGCGCCGCGAGACATCTCGAGGGGCTAATTTGCCCACCGAGATTCTGGTAAAACACCAGGAATACGTTGACTCGGCTTCAAAAAGGCCGGGTTGGCGTACGCTTGTGGCCGTCGATTACTACATGACCATGACGGATGGAGTTATCTCCCCCGTCCGATTGCAAATGACCTTTGCGCGTCCTACGGACCCACTGGTTACTGCAGGCATCACGACCGCTATTGAAGCGATCTTGGTGAACCTGATCCACGGAACTACTAACACGAGCGGACTTGATCTCGAAGGCGAGATTTTGACCAATCGTGAACAGTAATTCCTGTTCGTTGTAAGCATCCTGCGTTTCTGCTTACTACATTAGGGGGTTAATACCCCCTTAATGATAGTGCGGCTAAACGTTTAACCCAGAAGTTAGTATATACTAAAGTTATGAGTTCAAATCGCAATAAACCGTACTATCGTACGTTACTAGACCAATCGTTTGCACTATCCTGTAAAGGATATTTTGAACGTTGGTCGAACAAACCTTGGACAGAAGCGAAAGCTTATGATTTCAAGGCTCGTACCGTAGGATTGTTGGAAGTCCCAATGTCAGCCATCTCTGTATCGGATCTCTTAATAATTAAGAGACATCCGTTATATGGTGGTCTTTCATTGTCAGTTATATCACCGTTTATCACAGTCTTGTTAGGTAAACTTCGCGTTCAAGTTGAACGTAAAGTCCCTGGCGGGTTTGTGATGGAGCCTGTCCACACGGACATTCTCCCGATGGTATTACTAGGTAGGGTCATTCCATATAGCATGGAAATGCTATATGTGGATGATAGACGCGCCCTCGAGAAGTACATCCTAGAGACCTCTTTAGAAGAGGTCACTCCGTATAAACGGGAAGGATGTGCCAATTGAGGGGTACAAAAGCAGACGGGCCAAAGGCGATAAGCCTTTATACTGGGGAAAACTCAGTCATATATGTTATTAATGCATATAAGTGCCTGCTAGCAGACATTCGTGAGTTATCAGGTGTGCCACTTGGCGCTCCCGATGACATATCGTATGATTGGGTTCTTATAGAAGGACCTAAACTAGACAAACAGTTGCTCCAATACCTCGAAGGAGTAGGCGAACTGCCTACTGCTCCCGATTGGCTTATGCCTCTCTGGAGTATCTTTCTATCAACAAATGATGGAAAGTACCTAAGATGGATAAGGCAGCTGCTCTTGTTCTGCTATAAGATCGAGACTGAACCCACAAATGAACAAATTCAAGAAGCGCAAGCTTCTTTCGAAAGTGTTGAGAGTGACGTTAGCAATTGGGAAAGTGGTTATACCACTTCTCAAACTTCTGTCCTCCTCTCGCACGCCAAGAAAATAGTCGGTCGTGTGATTCACAAGATCGACTGGAGTAGCATAGTCCCTTCTCATGGGCCCGGGGCAGTTTATCCCCGTCACCCTTCATATGAGAAGTCAGATTTTGCTACCATCTATACAACAATTGAACAGCACTACGGGTTCGCTGATTATCTATGCGGCCTTCCAGGTTTCCTGGAAGAATCCGTCTGGAGTCAGCAATCTCGTATTGTTGAACGCGACATTATTGAATGTCGACTTGTTGCAGTCCCTAAGGACTCTAGAGGACCACGCTTAATATGCGTTCATCCTAAGGAGGCCGTTTGGATTCAGCAGGGTTGTCGTAGATTGTTAGAGCGAGCGATAATGCACAGAAACTCCCCATGTCATGGAAGGATTACCTTCAATGACCAAGGTGTTAATGGGCGTTTAGCTCTTCAGGCCTCAATAGATCGTGAGTATGTAACTCTGGATCTAAAGGAGGCTAGCGACCGCATTAGCTGTTCGTTGGTAAGGGAGCTTTTTGGCTCCTTTGCCTATGATAAGCTGTCTTGCAGTCGAGCTTTGACAGTCCGCTTACTAGATGAGCGTGTCATTCCGCTTAGAAAATGGGCTCCTATGGGGAACGCTTTAACGTTTCCCGTCCAGAGCCTTATCTTCTATGCGTTAGTTCAGTCTGGCATACTATGTCGTTATGGGGTGACCTGTAGCGATATTTATGTCTTCGGAGACGACATCTTGTTTCCTCGTAAGTTCTGGGATGGTGCTGTTTTGGGTCTTGCCCGGTGTGGCTTAGTGCCAAACATGGGAAAGACCTTTCAGCACGGATTCTTTCGAGAATCCTGCGGCGTTGATGCCTATCTTGGCATTGATGTTACGCCTCTCAGAATGAGGAGATCGGATGTTGCTTCTGTTTCGGGGGCAGTCTCCACATGTACGCTCGCAAGAGCTCTACAGCGTGGAAGTTACCGCCTGACCGCCGAGTTCATGTATCGGTCTGTCTCTGAGTGTTTTGGAAGATTGCCTATAAGCAACAATCCGAATACTCAGGGTATATACAGGTATGAGGACTTAGACTTGTCTAAACTGCTTCTCTATGAACCAACCCTTCGATTTAATCGAGGGCTTCATAAGTGGCAGACGCGAGTCTTCTTGGTAGCCGGGTCTATTACTAGACCCTGTAATGATTCCTGGTGGAATCTCCAAGACTCGATCATACGACTCTCCCATATGGGTGAAGACGTAGTCTCGAGAGACGGTTTGGAATATGCGGTCCCACACCGCACACGATTGAAACGTGGGTGGTCAGATGTGTGTTTTAAATACACC